ATCAATATTATGTATAATGTTATACTATTATAAACCTAAAGTCTTAGCATCTCGCCTAGCTTGAATAGATTTTCTACGTTTAGTACATGCTTCATCAGTATGTGCTTTTTTACGTGCTTCAGCCAAAGCTTTAAGCTGTGCAGATGTAACGTGTTTACGTTCACCCCTACCAACTTTCTCTACTAACTTACCATCTTTATAAGCAGTATACTTTTTACCCTTAGCATGAGCCTCAGAAACAATCGCAGAATGAGTATGACTACCATTACCACCACTAACAAGATTACTATATGTACGTAACCTTTCTTCCAACTCACATAAGTCATCTTTAGCTAATAACCCATTACGCACGTAACTACGTAAAGCATCTAACTTACTATCGATATCGTCTTTAGATTTTAAATTGAAAGTAACATTAACATTATTATTCTTTCCCCACACATTAAGGAAATGTCCAAATTCGGAGTACAACCACCTAACTGGTTGACCACCACCAACACCACCTAATAATGTAGGAGTATCATCCCCATAAGGAGAATTTGTAAATCTCATTAATATTAACCTTTCTATCTATATAAGATATTAACCTCTCATGATATTCCAATAACCAAAGCCACCATCTTCCAATCGTTGCTCTAATTCTTGCTTATCAGTATTACCCTCATTTATCAACTCATCAGATTCAATCTCAAATACACCACTACTAATCTTATACTTAGAACGTATACGTCCCTCAGTGATTTTTACCATAGCAAGTGTATAATCACGAATCCACTGTCTCCAAAATGAGTTCTTAGCTATATCTTCAAAAGTATTACTAGACTTAACATACTCTACTGTTACAAGTCCACTGAAACCATCAATATATAACTTATTATCTGTAGGGTCTAAGTACCAATCATTTGTCATCAACATATTCATCTCTGACATAGTACCAGAAAAGGCAACATAGTTGTAAATACCTTTAAGGTCTCCACCATTACCTAATGCTTGCATACCACGATACTGACATAGTTGATTACAAATATCACATCCACTAAGACTTAGGTTACATCCACCACCATCTCTATCAGGATTTGCAACCAACTCAGCATTACTGTTACTAGCACCACTACCAACACCATTATATATCTGCCTAACAGCTTCCATATCATACCCTGTAACATCAACTACACCATTAGCAACATTGAATGTCGCTAAATAAGGTAATGATACTTTACTCTCACATCTCCTAGTAGAAAAATCTATTAACCTATCTATTTGACGTTGAGTGATATATAGAGTGATTACAGGATAACCTAAAGCCACCATGCAATCCTCTATGATATCTCGTCTCTCTTTTGAAAGTGATTCCATGTAGTCATTGCTAAATGAACTACTATCTACAAGTAAATTATCATCAATCCTACTCATGACTACTCACCTTTCAAAATGTTATTTTTTGTTTTGAGCAGATAAAATCATTTCTTTAACATCTGCTTTTTTATTAACACTATCAGCATCTACACCAATTTCTTTTGCTGTAGCTTTTAACTCTTTAAGTGTTAATGTATCAAGAAAATCAGCTGTGAGTTTTTTTACCTTTTCTACTTTCTCAGTAACATCATTCACAGTATCTTCTACAACGTCACTAGCAATCTTACCTGCATTATCAGACACTGATTTAACAGCATCTTGTGTTTTAGTAGAGATATTTTTAACACCATCTACAACACTATCAGCTACCTTAGAAACATGACCTTTTAATTCCTCTTTAGCTTTATTGATATCGTCCAAAGTTCGTTGAGATAAACCAAGTTCCTCAGAATTTTGAACGATAATACCAGCCCTAGCATATGGTCTAAAGAAACCAATTTTATCAATGCTATCTAAAGGTTTTGCCTCTTCAGGAGCAAAAACTAAAGTACCATTGTAATTATAATCAGGAATACGGATTGTGTTTTTAGTTGTATTTTTTAACTCTAAACCCATTATATCTCCTATTCTCCATCTTTATAGTAAAATAAAGGATATATAGGAATACACATATAGAATTCCCATACATCCTCAGTAAACATATACCAATCTACAAAAACTAAATTAATATACCCACTCTGTTATTTTACAAACTCTAAATTTAATATATCCACTACTATATATAGGTAACATTAAATTTATTCTATGTTTTTATGATTATACCACACATATGTAGCCTGACCACAATCATATACAGGTAAATACCCTCTATTAAGAATTAATTCATCATTAGAAGTACCTTTACCATGATTCTCTTTAAATAATCTATCATATCCCTGACTTAATAATAAACCATCTGTGATATGACGTTTTTCTTTTAAGCTATACCAATGCTTTCTAGGTGAATTAGTTTTAATATATTTAAACCCTAATACATCATACACTTTACCACTAAATTTAGAAGTATCACAATATGATACTATAGAGTTAGGTTTATAGTTATCTACAAAATACTTAAATAACTTCTCAGAACCACCTACTACATTGTAATGTGAACAGTATCGTAACAATTCGTACTCACAGTTTTTATTGAAACGTGATTTACCAAATGTCATTAATGATACTAATTGATTATCATGATATAAACCTAAGCGAATTTTCTGTCCTCTACAAGTACCCTGTAAATGATGCATATCTAAATAGTTATTTGTATCTATATCACTAACTACTCTAATATCACACTTACGTGCATATACAGTAACCCTATCCTTCAGTAGTTGTACAACTTTATCTGTATCATCCCAATCAAATACATGTATTACATGATAACCACTATCTCTAGCTAACTCGGATTTATCTCTGTGATAATTAACATCAATCCTATTCTTTCCATAAGGATTGAAATGTGTATTATGTGTAGCTGTAGGATTTATTTCTATTAATGTATTACCTACTCTAAAATCATATGAATATTTTTCTAGTAAAAACTCACGCCCATAAACAATACCAACGTCATCTAGAAGTTTAGCAAAAGACCTATTATAACTACTATCATTACCCTTTAACTTACCACTATAAATTAAACAAGTATAATCTACTCCATACCTCTCTCTATTAGTGTCTACAACCTTTTGCTTGAACTCATCTAACTTACAAACACGATTAACACCATAATGCTCTAAAGTAGTAGCCTCAATCTTAGATTTAACAATATCAGACTGATTAGGGTATTCTGTCCCATACTTCTCTAAAGAAGTTACCCTAGACTTATCCATTACCTCTTTAGACTGCATGGGGTAATCTACACCTAAATTTTTACGATTAGATTTAACAATCTTACTCTTAATAACATCAGATTTAGATGGATTATCTACACCATATCTATCTAAATTTGTAGCCTTGATTTTATCCTTAACTAAATCAGCTTGAAAAGAATACTCTACACCATATCTCTCTAAGTTTGTTTTCTTAACTTTTTCTTTAACAACATCTGCTTGTGCTGAATACTCTACCCCATACTTTTCTAAGTTGGTTTTCTGCATCTTAGCAAGTACCTCTTTAGACTTAGCAGGGTTATCTACACCATATTTTTTGAGAAATGTTTCCTTAGCCTTAGATGACCTTTTTTGTTTAAGTTCATCACTTAACAACATCCCTTTTACAAACCCATAAGGTATAGCATCACCATCTTTAATTTTTCTAGTGATAACCCCATTATTATAGTAATGACCTTTACGAGCATCTTTAACTTTAGGTAATTTTACCTTTTTCTCTTTTTTAGGCTTATCTACTTTTGGTTTTAGTACCTTACCATTGGTAGTACCATATCTCTCTAGATTTGTTTTCTTTACTTTTTCTTTTTGAGATTCAAGAGTTTGTGGATGCTTAACCCCATACTTTTTAAGATTTGTCTCTAACACCTTATCATACACATCTTTAGACTGTGCTACATTAGAAACACCATACTTCTCTAATGTAGTCTTAATTCTTTTAGCATTACTCTCAGCCCTTTGCTCATTGGTACGTGGTAACATCCCTAACACAAACCCCTCAGGTTGCTCACCTTCAAAATATCGTTTAGCTATAACACCATTATTATAGGTTCTTTTGCCTTTACCACCCCATAAGTGTTTTTTATCACTCATAATCAACATCTCCATACAAAATAAAAAAATCATCTTTATTAATTATAGTATACACTATTCGCCTATCAAAAATCAAATAAAAGAAAAGAGGTGCAGAATTAACTACACCTCTTTGAATGGATATATTATTTAGTTTTGTATTTATATACAGTCATGTTTACTGATGACTTATAGCTTAACTAACAACTAGTTAGCGGCTACTTGTTTATTATCTACCAAAGTCAAACGATGGTACATGTATTTATTTACAGCCTTTTTGGCGTAAATTGTACAGAACCCACGTTGTGCTTTGAAATCTGCATCAACCAATAATTGACTTGCGAATAAAGGCAAGTATGGAGCATAAATATAGCCAGCCTCAATGAACATTTCACCTTTAGCACCTACCAAGATTTCATTATCAGGGTAGTATGGATTTTTATATACTTTATATTTTTCATCCAAGATACCTACCAAGTGTGGGCCACCAACGATACCATTTGTAGATACACGTTTGAAGATTTCACGTACTTGACCGATATTTGTATTCAAGGATTCAATGTATGTAGCGGCATTTTTACCACAGATAATAAATGTAGCTTCATAACGTTTAGTGTTACCAAGAATTGTATTGGACGCATCATTGATAGCATTAAACAATGTAGCTTCATGTGTTTTAACGTCTTGACCTTTATACTCAGGAAGTTTATTCCAAGTAGATTGGCTACCAGCAATTTTCAACAAGTCCTGCATTATCTCGTTATCAATTTCGTAACCAATTTCACCAGAAGTGGCTTTAAGGATTACTGTATCCATATCTAAGCCGAATGACATTTTCAAATCATATGCAACGTCAAACATGTATACGGATTTTAATTTACGTGGACGAGCAACTACAGGCTCAGAAACTACACGCACGTCAACTTGGTCTACAGGAGCATCGAAACTATTTTGGTCATAATCAAAATCAGCTTCCAAATGAGCAACTGTTACACCAGTCAATGTAATCTCACCAGTAACATAATCAACAGTACCAGCACCTAAACCAGTACTTGCTGTATCAGTGATAGTACCTTTTTTACCAGTAGCATCAGGAACATCAATCAACTCTGAACCGATTTTATCAGTAGAAGTCAAACGGAATGTACCAGGTTTAATAGGAGTATGCAATACTTTTTGAGATACATTACCACTTGTGATAGTCAAAGACTCACCACTTACATGTTCACCACTGAAATCACCACCAGTGAAACCACGTTGAGATGAAATCATATCAGTACCAGCTTTGATACCACCTTTGTTGTTACCATAAGTGAATTTCAAGAAGAATACTTGACCATTCCTACGGTCAAGAGGTTGAACTGACACAATGTCATTCGCAATCAAATTAGGCATGACTGCTGTAATAATGTCAAATACATTAGATGTAAATGTATTAACCATAGAAATATCAGTGCCTTCATGAATAGCAGTACCATTCATCATACGACCTTTAGTCATTTCCAACTCAGATTTTGTATTTTCAAGCAACAAAGAAAGTTGAGTTGCTTCTACATCGGAATAACCTTCTACATGTTCTTTAACTACATCTGTATATGCACTCCAAGATTCCAACAATGGACGATATTGTTCGTAAATATTTGTTTTCATATGTTAAATTATTTTCCCTTAAAATAAAATTTATACTAACTTATATAGTAATGAACACTAACCCCTTCGATTAGAGAATAACTCACCTACTCTAGATTTAGCATTTACGATATTCTCTTTTCTAACACGGGAAGATTCATTAACAATTTGAGTATCTACAATAGAATTTTTAAATGTATTCATACTATTGTTATTACTCATAGATTCACATATAGAATACACATCAGATTTATTAAAACCTACAGGCAACTTTGATTGAACTGATTCTACTGTTAACCCATAATTACCAGCAATAACTGAAATTAAATCATGTTTGATTGATTTATTTACAGCTTTGATGGAATTATAAGATTCATCAAGTGAATCAACCTCCCCACAAAGTTTTCTAATTTTTGCCTCTAAATCTTTAATCTTCTGTTCGTATTCTTCAATTTGGTTATCTCTCCTATCAATAGCAGATTGATAACCACCCTCAACACCATCTAACTCTTCAGTCAATGACTGTACATCTGTTTTTAAAGCTGTGATTGTATCTTGCTGTGCTTGAATTAATGCATCTTTCTTATTAATATCAGTAACAGCTAATGCAATCTCATCATAAGCTTCAGATAATTCATTTTCTAATTTGTCTTTATCTTGTGAAAGATTTTTATTATCCTCACCTAAAGACTTATTAGTTTTTAAACTCTCATCTAGCTTACGTTCTAACTCTCTATTAGATGTAGTCAAACCCTCTTGAATTAGAGAAGTATTTTGATACTTTAATGCCTTGCAGGCTTCCTCAATAGAATTTAACTCATCTAAATCAGACTGTAACTCATCAATCTCATTTTGCAACTCAATAATCTGTGCATCTTTCCTTGCAATAGTGTCTTTTAGGCTTTCAACTTCAGATTGTATCTCAACCTCTTTATTTTTAGAATCTTGAAGTACATTTGAAATTTTATTTAGAGCGTTATCTAAACTTTGTTTCAAACCCTCATTCTCTTTTTCAAGAGATTGTTTCTGAGCCTTAATAGATTGAAGTGTTCGCTGTAAAGTATCAATTTGTGATTCACTATCATCAATAACCTCAATAGTGTCTCCGTCATCTACAGCAGCTTCATCACGTTTAGCAACAATTATATCCTCAACACTTTCAAGCAATAACCTCTCAGGTGTTAAGTCATAACCATCAATGCTATATATAAAGGACTTAATATTTTTAAAGTCCTTTTCATCACACTCTTTAATAATTTTAAAAAGAGCGTTATGAACATTTGTCTCTAGTGCCTGTTTTTCAACTACACCCTCAGTTACAACATCATTAGGACGTGCAGACTGAACAGACGGAAATGGAACAGCATCAAAAGTAATAAAATTATATTGATTTTCATCTACCTCAATATAATCCCTACGTTGATGTAATGCACCACCAGCCCTAGAGGAGTAGCCGATAACACCACCAGCCTCATATAATGTATTAATGATTCTACCAAAAGGAGTATCAAGAATATGTATCTCACCAAAAATTTGATTAGATTGTGGTACTTTCCACATCTTAGCAATCCTGTGAGAAACCCTCTCAAAATCTACTTCCATCCTATCAGCGGGGTGATTAGCCTCACCATATAGAGTATTATACATTAACTGTTCTGTTACGTATGGACTAGCAAGAACATTATCCCATAACTTCTCAGAATACTTTCTACCATTCCTATTTAGAGAATCCCACTCAGCAAGCGGCCCTCTAATTACCCTTAGAACAGAATTAGAGGTAGAATCCGTAGGTACATTACTCTCATACACACTCCTATCAAATACAGAAATATCTGATAAGTATGTCTTTTCACTATTATTCATGCTTGTACCTTAATACCCCCAAAGTAACAATAAAACATTATCAACTAGCAACTTACTAGTTAACAATATGTATAAAATTGAAATACAAAATCTACTTTTAAGGTCTATAATGTACACCAATTTATATTATTTGAAAACATTATTACCATAAATATCTGCATGATAGACCATTAAAAGAAAAGGGAATATACAAAATGTGCATATTCCCTCATATTGTACATATTGATATATAATATGTACTAAAAATATTTATATGTTTAAGTGAAATTAATCACCATTACCCTTAAATACCACATACCTATCTTGTTTCTTAGCGTAAGAGTCAATAGCACTCATATATGAAATATCTCTCTTACTAGTCAATACCCAAATAATCCTATCTCTATACTTCTTTAACCATTTTTGATATGTAGGGTCTGATACAGTCCTACTAGCAGTAACAACACAGTCAGATAAGATAATAATAGAGTCTGGGTTTTTAACCTTCTTCATCATTGCATGGACACCAGGTACAATGTCTGTACCACCTTCAGCCTTAAACTTCATTAATTCAGCTTTAAGTTTAGTACCTTTACACTTAACCATACGCTTAACACACTCAGCGGCACTCCAAGCCTCAAAAGGTATGATGTAGAATAATACATTCCTCATCTGTTTATCAGCCTTAATCATTGCATCCATTTGCATGATAACCTTTTTGAACGCACCACTACCCATAGAACCTGAGCAGTCAATCAAAACAGCAACTTTAACCATCTGTGTTTCAATATCTTCCCTACCAGGAGGTGCGTCTTCGATACGTTTATTAATCATGTTAGGATTCATAGTAATACGTTGACCTAATGCTTTTCTGAAAAGTTTTTCTAATTTAGCTTTCCAATCAGCAACCATACTATTACCTTTAAATAGTGTAGTCATTGTACCAGCACCAAAGTCTTTATAGTTGTCTAAAGATTGTTGGTTAGTGTTAGCTAATGTCTCATCTTTATCTAACTCCTCTTGCATACGTTTAGCGGCTTCCCTAACAATCTTATCAACAACACCCTTACCATCAGTATCATCTAAATCATTGCCTTTAGTGTCATGTGCTTTCTTGAAATCATCATTAGGTTTATTGCCTTTTTCAGCTTTATCACCTCTACTACCACTACCAGCTTGACTGTCTTGTGATTGAGAACCTTCACCACCCTGTGAGTCAGAACTATCACCTGACTGAGAACTACCACCTTGTTGAGAATTATCACCTTG